TAAAACATTGGCTGGGTTAATGAGTAGAACGGCAAGTAAGGCACAAATTGGTGCCATGAGAATGACGGAAAAGCCCTTGTAAGCTGTATACATCAACAGCCCAAGCGAAAGTAGAATTACAAATAATTCCCACATATATTCTTTCTCCATAAAGAATAAATATTTTAGAAATTCCATATCTATTTGATTAATTTTAAGTTTATTAGATTTATTTCGATGTCCTGCAAAATAAATGCAAAATTCCTGCAAAACAGTTAAATCTAATAATCATTTTACTGACATCAATGACAACATCTATTTTGAAGTTTTCTATAAAGATTTCTTTTTTAAGATGTTGTAATTTTCATGTAAATAACCATCTAGACATTACATCTATTGGAGTCATTTTTGTACTGATATTTGAGAGGAATTACAAAAGCATAAAGATATTAATTTTCTAGTTTTTATATGCTGATTACATCAAAAAAGCCCTCCGAAGAGAGCTCTTAAAGACGCGGGTTCAACTCCCGCCATCGCCACTGAACTATTAGTTTCTATTCAGCAAATGATAACGGTCCATTGGTGGTAAATGCCAAGGATGAGTATCTATACGTTTATGTAGCTCAGCTCTCTTATCTTTTTCAATGAATGACCAAGCAACAAAGCCACCATCATTGAAATAGTCATGGATTGCTGCGGCCATGTGCGGGTTAATATCTCTTACCGCAGGTCCAAATTGTCTCCACCATCCGCTTAACCAAGCCAGATATATCGCCATGGCTCTAACATTGGTATCTAGTCCTGTATTACCGTTTTTATTACTCATAAGAGCAATGAGATGATGAACGTATTCAACAGCTACAGGAATTTGGTCAAATGGAATCTCATCTATACCTTCTACAGCAAACCGCTGGTGCACCAGTTTGTAGGCATCAGAGAAATTCAGGTTTTTAGTTTTGGCCACTAGTAAATGAATGGCATCGTTAAGTGATACACGCTCAGATTTATGGGTTTTAGCAACTGGTACACCAACTTCTTTATCTAAAACATCAAGCACCCATTTTCTGAACTGTTTTGCTACGGATGTGCGTGCAAAGAAAGTAATAAGGTGACATCCCCGAGAATTAAAAATCCTATTATCCATCTCTACTGAACCTGTTTTTCTAACGACACTCATTTTGAGGGTCGTTGTCATCTCGCTGGTAAACTCGTCCTTATTGCGCTCATAGATTTGAGTTACTGCATCAGTTTTCGCATATCCGAGTGCTTTTGCTAACTCACTTGCTGTCAGCCAGATTTGCTGATTGTGTTTAATAGGTTGAAAATTTACATCGTTAAAGCTTAATGCTAGACTACTCACAGTTCATATCTCACTGTTATGACTACATCAAAGCCCCATCCGCCAAGACTGAGGGCTTTTTTGTTGCCTATTGATTTCATGTTTTTACATTCCCTTGTTTAAGAAATTGTTCAACAGCCTTATTAATTAAATAATTCATTGAACGCTCTTCTTTAACCGCACTCTCTTTTAAACGCTTATGCATTTCAGATGGAATACGAATTGCAACCTGTGTATCTGTACGTGCCATTTTTCACTGGCTCCAAATAAAGCACCGTGATCACATTAAAGCACAGCGCTTTATTGATGTAAAGCACAGTGATGCAATAACATCTAATATATATTAGAGGTTGGATTTTTCATGGCACGTAATGACCCACAAATGAATCTTCGTGTTCCAATGGAACTTAAAGAAAAGATAGAAACTGCTGCTCTAAACAGTGGTAGAACAATTACAGCAGAAGCTGTAATTCGCCTAGAACAAAGCTTTGAACCCGATTTTTTTAGAATAACGAAGTTTAATGATCTAAAAGAACCAGCAGCTTCGATCGAAATCGGAGCCATAACAATTGGCTTGTATGAATCTCAATATAAAGAAATTGAACTTTTTCAAATGGGTATTAATTCTTGGATACTAAGTTATCATGCAGTTAGATGTTATCTTAGAGATAAGAGTGCCCAACAGCTTATTGAATTGGGTTGTACCAACACTGGGTCAAGAATCTAGATTAAAAAAAAGCACCCTAGGGTGCTTTTTTATTAGCTAATGAACTTGCTAGTTTTCCTTTTGATTATATTTTATTTAGCTCATTACTTACTCTGGCTGAATAATAAATATTCATATCACCGCCTAACAAAGAAACAGTTATTTCAGTTTTATCCTTTGTCATCCAACGTTTTTCTTGTCCAATACTCATATTATTAGTTGATTTTTCTTCGCCATATTTCATACGGAATGCTTCAACCATTTTTTTATAAACAAGTGCCTGATTTTCTGAATCTTTGGCTTTTAAGGTAACTTGTATTAGTTTGGCATCCTTAAAATAGAAAAAAGCATCAAATTTGAAATTATTAATATCATAGTCTGACAACTCTAATAATCTTAGCGCCCCGTCCCCTAATGTTGTTCCATCAGTGGGCTGAACACCCTGAGCTTTAGGAAAGTTTTTCTTAACTTGAGCAACACTCATTCCTTTCTCTGCTTTTTGCCAAATAATTTGACAAAAGGTAGAAGTTGAGACCATCGCGCTTAGAATAAAGGTAAAAACAATCTTTTTCATTTTAAGTAACTCACTTCGATGGTACTCTATTTAACAACTGATCAACCAACTCATTAATCTTCGTTTCAGTACTACGCCATTTATTCGGGGCTAGTCCACCATTTCCACGTAATCTAAAAGATGCTTCAGAAACTTGTCTGCCATTCTGCAAAAGATTGAATTGAGCAGCAACCATATATGGAGCCATATCCCAAGAACGAGTAGCTGTATAGTTCAAAGTCGTCTGACAAAGACTTAAGTTATCAGTATCCTTATAAGTTTTAGCATCAATATTATAGCGTTTGAAACTTCGCTCGACGATTTGATTAAAATCCTTGATGACAACTTTCGGGTTATCCACAATACAAACTTGTCGAATAGACTCTGGGTTAAAGCCAGTAGCATTATTAACTTGAATTGATGTACACCCGCCTAAAGCCAATCCAATTAAACTAGTAACTAATATTTTCTTCATGAATTTTCAATGTTTTTTATAAAGTTCACATAATCTAACAAATTGGTTACTAATTGTCACATAGAAAAATAAGTAGTAATCTTAAGTAAGATTTACTTTAAAAACTTGTTCATTGGATCAAAAATTTCATGCTTACTACTTCTTTTAATAAAAAAATCTTGATTACAATTTATAGTTTTCTAATTGTAGGGTGCGCTGCAAATTCAGGTATTGTACCTATGGGAAATAATACTTATATGGTCTCACGTCAAGCTGCTACCGGTTTTAGTGGAATGGGAACACTTAAAGCAGACGCAATGAAAGAAGCATATCAAGAATGCCAGAAAACAGATAAATCTGTTAGTGTCTTAGAAACCATTGATGCAAAACCACCTTACATTTTGGGTAACTTTCCTAAAACAGAAATCAGATTTAAATGTATAAATGAAGAATAGTTAATGATTCTAACTTTAGGAATAGTTAGTGATTAATAAGAGATCTAATATGAATGAACATGAAAAACTAATTGAAATTATTGTCAGCGCTTTAGAGTGTTTTCAAAAAGAACTGCCTTCTTATGGCAGGATTCAAACATTTCCTAGAAACTATTGTGAGGAAGTATCTAGTATTTTGTTAAGTATATTAGAAGAAGAAGAATATTCTAATTTTAAAATGATGAGGGGAACTAACACAGATGATGCACACCATTTTTGGTTAGAGTCTGAAAATAGTATTATTGATCTAACAGCCCACCAGTTTGATGATATTAATGAGCCTTTTAAGCTAATTGATAAAAGTGTATACCCGCTAAACAAGGAATTTTCAATTAATATTCATACAAAATCTATCGATACAGGTTGGTCTCATCTAATGAGTTTAATACCTACAATTAAGAAAAAATTTTATTCTGAGTATTATAAAAAATAGTATCTTTAGAAATATCAAATGCTTGTATGAAATTAATATTTTAAATTCAAAAAACTAGGAATAGTTAAAATGGAATGCATTTATTGCAAAACTGAGCTTTCTGGTAAAGAAAAAACAAATGAACATGTTATTCCTCAATGGGTAATAAAAAAATTAGATATTAAAAAAAAGCAGTTATCTTTTACTTCAATATCAGAAAAGCTTGAAGTCTTTAAGCCAACAACTCCTATTCCACACACTTTTACCCATAAAGTTTGTGCATCCTGTAATAATGGATGGTTATGTGATATTGATGAATCATGCAAAGATCTCCTAGAAGTTATGATAGATGGAAAGGAGCCTAAAGACTTTCTAAATCGAGAGAGTGTAGAAAAACTAAGAATTCTAATATATAAGATTTTTCTAAATTTCTTCGCTACTGGTCCAAGCTCTTTCAAAGAAAAAAAATTAAACTTTTATCATGATTTTTTTAAAACAAAAAAACCTCCAGAAAATGCCTACCTCTTTGTAACACCATTTTTAAATGATAAAATTTTCAGTATTAATCATTTAGATGGATGGCAACAATTATATGAGAATCAAATTTTTGATGATGATGGAACAGGATTTAGATTTAAATTTTATTTACAATTAGGTGAAGCAGCTTTGGTTTTGTGCAGTTCGGGAGATGAAAGAAATATTATTGTTTACGATGAGAGATATTTAATCCCTTTATATATTAGTCATTATTCTATACCTACAAATTTCGATCAGACCATACATGACTTTCATCCAGCTCTAAATACTAAAGTTAATCATTTTTTATTTGATACTATTCGTGTTTCGAAAGCATTAATTTTTAAGTAAATATTCATATATATTTTGCCAGACTAAAATACGTCTAGCAAAATTATTTTTAATAAGATGATGAAATAAGGTTAGCGATCCAACCGTAAAAGAATTGCTCTTGGGTAGGATTCCGTTCACAGATTTCCATGTAACGCTGGCCCTGCATGATATTAAGAACTCGAATTGATACCATCTCTCCTTCTTTCCCACGTTTGGCCAGATAAGTTTTAAGTGTATTCAAAGTTGCAGAATCATAAATTCCATCGACTAATAAAGCAAGTTTTGATAATCCCTCTAGAGTTTATAATCGCTCAAGAGATTGGCAAGAATCCATTAAACAAGCTTTAAACGGTATTATTTATTCTAAACCGGATAATTGTGAAGAATGTACCGCGACCCCTCGCACATTGCATAAATACTGGACAGCTGGGGAAGGATATACAGGAATATGAAAACTCTAAACTTAAAATATTATTTGGCTATCGTATTGATAGCGTCGGGCATTTTAGCCATTTGCTTTGAATCCTTATCTAAAGGATTTGTGACTTTTGCCCCTTACGGCATAGATAAATATGTTTATTTAAGAGATATGCAAGGCTCAGCTGATGACGATAGTGTATTACTATGGTTCTTTGGGATTATAAGTGTTGTACTTGGCTTTATTATATTCTTTATCAAGAATATAACTTATGTTTTGAGAATAGGTTTTTTTGTTTATATCTTCTTATTTTTAAGCGCATTTTTAGCTGAAAGTGATCCAATCAACCAGCTTGTTATAAATACTATCAAATTCGATCAAAATATTTATTTAATTCTGTGGCTTATTTCCCTACTTATTTATACTATTTTATTCATATTATTGAATATTAAACATAAACCTAAAGAAGCATAATGGAATTTGAGTATAGAGATATCTCTATACTCAAGAAAAAAGCCCTAATAATTTAGGG